GAGAAAGGCAGCGCCTAACAGCAGAGCTAAAATGTGGAGAGGTGTCCGAGTGGTCGAAGGAGCACGCCTGGAAAGTGTGTAAGTCGAAAGGCTTCGAGGGTTCGAATCCCTCCCTCTCCGCCACGAAATATAGAAGGGGAATCAACATCTTATGTTGATTCCCCTTCGTCGTTTCTGGGCTTTGGGAGCGGTTTTGGGAACAAGCCTGGGAATGCTAAAGATCTAGCTGCTTCTCGATGAGCGCTGGGATGTCCGGGCCGTCGCTGCGTATCCACTTGCCGTAGCGGCGCTGAATCATGGTGATCGTGGCGTGGCCAACGTGGTTGGAGATCCAGTGCAGCGGCACCACGCCGAGGGAAAGCAGCTGGCTGATAAACGTGTGCCGGCACTGGTTAGGGCCACGGTAGCGAACGCCAGCGCGTTTGAGGTGGGTTTTCCAGAAGCGCTCACGAATGGCGTTCTCGTAGAACGGCTCATTGTTACGGGAATTCAAAAACACCAGGCGTAGCTTCTCTTTTCGCACCGTCCGGTTATCCCGATCGACCACCTCGTAAACGCGCGGCTCCAGTTTGCCGGTGATGGCATACTGAGCCTGCAGCGCTTCCCGGGCAGGTTTGAGCAGATGATGCACCCGGGTAGAGCGCTTGGTATTCGTCACCTTGAAACGCCCCCGCACGACCGCCCGCCGATAGCGAATAATCCCCTTATCCACATCCAGTATGTCCTCCCAGGCAAGCGCCTGTGCTTCTGAAATGCGTGGCCCATCGAACAGGGCGAACTTGATCAGGTTCAGTTCCTGCTCGCGTGTGGTTGGCGTGTCCAGGATCAGCTTGATCTCGCTGCGCGTGAAAGGGTCGGGATCTTCATCATCCGGCAAGCGAATAGTGATGCCGCTGGTAGGGTCGAACGACTTCTTATTGCGCGTGGCATAAAGCCGAAAGGTTTGCCGCATGATGCTGACGATCTCTTTGATCGTCTTGTTGGCTAGCGTGGCCGAGAGCTCCTTTTGAATCCAAGACTGCAGCTCGATGTGGTCGATCGCATCCGCCTGCGCCTCGCCCCACTTCGGCCTAACGTGGGTTTCAGCCTTGGAAAGCACACCGCGATAGCTGGAATACGCCAGCTCGTTTTTCTTGATGGCCAGCCACAGATCCAGGTAGTGACCGAAACGGTTCTCAGCCAGGCGCCTGGAGTCAGGAAAGTGGCGAGCGTAGTCGAACGTGCCGGCCTCTATCTCGTAGTTGATGATGGTCGCCAGGCGCTTCGCATGTTCGATGTTCTTCTCAGTCGCTGCACCAGGCAGCGGCTCGCGGCACAGCTCCCCCTCCCAGCGGAAATAGATACGCACGGCGTTGCCGCGAACTTCAACCCCATCAGCCATGAAGCCCCCTTTGTTAAACTGTAAATATAAACAGTATATTTCAGTTTGAAAGAGAGCGAAACGCTTTGATTTCTTATACCGTTATTTTAAGCCTTGGATAAAACGCCGCGCTAGGCGGCGTTGTGACTTATCACTCTCCTCGTTTAGAACTCCTGGCCGCTATGCAGTCAGCGATCCATTCCTCGATATCAGACTCCAGCCAAGCGACACTTTTGCCACCGATGAGCACCGGTGCCGGAAAGGTGTTCTTTCTGATGCCATCGTAAATCGCTGAGCGGCTTTTGCCTGTGCGGTTTTCTACTTCCTTTCGACGTAGCAGGCGGTTACCTGTGGTGGGTGTTGTCATGGTTGATGACCTCCTTGCTGCTTCCAATCCAGGAAGCGTTGGCGAATGCGGCGGAACGTGGCCGCCGCGGTGACATGGTGATCTAATTCCGCCCGGCTCTGGATCTCGCAAGCAGCACAAAGCCAGTCGCGGGCGTCTTCGGTGTTGTGGGTGCCGTCGGGCAGTTGGCTCTCGGTCATGCCGTGCTTGGCGCGCCGGCGACGGTCGAGGTAGAGCTGAAACTGCGCGTCCTGGCACAACATGGCGGCTTGCCGGGCAAGCTTGCCGCCCTTGGTGCCATTAGCACTCATTGGAGTGTGGCTCCTGTTTTGCTGCAGCGGGCTCTCCACAGAACGGGCAGTATTTAGCCTGGATGCTGGTCTTGATCTTTTGTCGTTTGAAGCCGTTGCCGCTCTTTTTAGGTACCTGGACGTCACCCTCATAGGGAATGGTCAAGCGCGTTTGCATCGGGTTAGTGAAGGTGAGGACGTAGCCTGCTAGCGATGCACTGAAGCCTGAAAAACCTTCAGGTAGATCATTTTGAATGGCTTCTGCTACCTTGCTTTCTAGCGTCTCTTTGCATTGGCACTGCATAACGATCTCCTAAAATTTGATGTGGTGCTTGCCGCCCTTGGTACCGTTAGCGGCCATAGCGCCCCCGTTGTTCGCGGATGCTTTGGCACTCGATGCACGTGGCCACCCAGGGCAGGGCATCGCGGCGGGCCTGGGGGATCTCGTGGCCACAGTCCTCGCACTCTGGGTCAGGGTTGGGAATGCGCAGGGAGAGGCGGCTGCTGAGGGCGGCTTGCATGCGGCGCTCCATCAGGTCGGCGGCGATGTCGGCGTTGTCGGCCATGGTTACTGCTCCTTCTGTTGCTCGATGGCGGCAAAGCGCTGCATTACTTGCTCACCGTTGTTCAGGTAGGTGTGGGGCTCATCGAAGGCGTAGATACTCCATTCGATCAGCGTGAGCGCCGCTGCCTGCAAGTCGCGGTCAATCACTCGCAGGCGCGTGGGATCGAGTGGCCAAGCGGTGCCGTTGTAAACAGAGAGCAGTACACGGCGGCAGTGGTGGCTTTGGCCGGAATCTCCATCGGCGACCTGCACAAGCCGCTGCAGGGCGTCTGGCCCTTGTTCATCGAGGCGGGCGCTCGTTTTATTGATCTCTTCCTCGTCAGCAAACAGTGCTTCCAGGGCTTCATGGTCGCGCTCGCTCAGGCGTTGGCTGAGTCGTTCTGAAACGCGGGGCATACTTGATTGAGTGGTCATCACAGGCTCCTTCATGCTTGAAACACCCAGCACTTCACGCTGCCGCCGTGCAGGCGGACGCGGGAGTTCACGGTGCGGTTGGATTCGATAAACTTGCGGGTCTTGCTGGTCTTCAAATAGCGCTTCAGCTCGCGCATTTCGGGGGTGCGCAGCTTGTATTCGGCGCAGGTGCGCTCGAAGTCTTTGAGGTTCACCGCGATATGCTCGCTGCCCTTGCCGTAGTGGTTCAGCTGCGGCTCATCGCGCAGGCCTTCGATGTAGTCGAAGGCTTCCCAAAACTCGGCCACCATCGGGTGGTCGGCGTTGATGGATTGCTGACGCTCGCGGGCCATCTGCTCCACCATGCCGTTGGCCATATCGATGGTTTGCTGGTCGAACAGCCCCAAGCCCTCCGGCCCCAGGCACTCCACCAACGCCATTAGCTGGCCGTGGCACTTGGCGATACGCAGCACCTTGATATCCGGATCATCGGCCAAGCGGTCGGCGTAGTGGCGTGCGCGCTGGGTGATGGTGGCCAGCAGCGCGGCTTCCCGCTGGGCCACGGCCAGGGCGAACTGGCTGACGTGCTCGAGCTCGGTACGTTCCAGCGCCTCGGCCAGCGCTTTGGTGGTTTTGTTCTGGCCTTCCCGGGTGAAATGCAGGTGGCAGATACGGGTTTGAATCGCCTCGCCCGCCTGCACCGGGGCGTTCTGGCTAATCACGATGCTGCCGCGAAAGGGCGGCTCGTAGGTGTCGTTGCCGCTGTTCTTCACACCACGGGCGCGGATCGAGCGGCCGTTGAAGGCGGTTTTCAGCTCATCCCAATCGAACTGCTTCTGCTTGGCGCCGCCTTCCTGCTCGCGGTCGGATTCGATCAGCACCACCGGCAGGTTGCTCACCTGGGCAAAGTTACGGCTGCGGGCGGGCATGGTGGCCTTGCTGGGGTCGAAGCCCTCGTAGTCGCGGCGGCCGCACAGCTTCCAGAGGAACTCGATCAGCGTGGATTTACCCGCGCCCGCTTCGCCAACGATCTCCAAAAACGGGAAGCTGCCCATCTCGGCGCGGATCTGCTCGGCCAGCAGGCTGCCCATCCAGTACGCCAGGGCCACCACGCCCCGAGAGCCAAACGCGCCCAGCAGTTGCTGCGTCCACTCGGTGCTGAACGCCTTGCGGTCGGGGTTGATGTGCAGCGATACGGATTGGCTCAGGGTTTTCAGTTGGCGGCGGGGGCCAAGCTCGAAAAAGTCCTCGCTGTTGATCGGCACCACCTTGCCACCGGCCACGGCAAGATCGCCGAACACATACGCGCCGTGCTCCTTGCTGTAGCCGATGAAATCGATGGTCTCGACGGTTTTGATGTTGCCGATCTGGTCCTGCAGCAGGCTATCGAGCTGCTGGCTGGTACCCGTCCATACCGCGCCGGGGGCAATGCCCAGCAGGCGCTTTTTGTACTCAGAGGCAGAGGCCAACTGGCCGCCGCTAAAGGTGTTCTTGATGGGCGGGCGACCGTCGGGAAACTCCACGCGGTAGTAGTACCAGCTCTCATCGGTCACCGCGTTGGCCTGGTAGTACAGCGCCGTGGGGAAACAGGTGCAGATGCGCTTCACGCTGCCGGATTGCTCCAGCGCCGCATCGCGCAGGGCGGGGTCGATCTGCCGCTGGTCTTCGCCATCCAGCCCATCGGCGCGCAGGGCGCGGTCGAAGGCGTCCATATCCAGCTTCCACCACCACAGCTGGCGTTTGAACTCGAACCAGAACTCCCGCTGCTCACGGCGCTTGTAGATCAACAGCGCTTTCGCCATGGCCGTAGGGGCCAACAGCAGGTCGCCGTGGTAGCGGTAGGTCTCCTGGTGTTTTTCGGTGAGCTCGCCGCGCTGGTGGGCATCGTTCCAGTCGTGGCCACCTTGGGGGATTTGCGCCGCGTGGCACTCCCAGCCCGCCGCCCGGGCGCGCTTCACGTGCTTATGGGTAGCGTTATGGCCGGCGCGGTTGTTATCCAGTGCCCACACCAACGTGGGGCGGCTGGTACCGGCCTGGTGCGCGGCATCGGAAAGGGCGTTCAACGCCTCATCGGGGTAGTTGGCGCAGCTCATGGCGGAAACCGCCGCAATACCGTAGTGGTAAAGGGCGATCGCATCGAAGATGCCTTCTACCACCCACACTTCCCCCGCCGCGACCAGGTCGCTTAGGGTGAGGACAGGCGGGCTCCACCACTGGCCTTTGTAGCGGCCAACGAAATTGGCTTTCTGCTTGCCGAAGCGCTCCGGGTTATCCAGCAGGCGCTCCCAGTAAGCGCCGCCGGGAAGCTGAAAGCGCACGGTGGCGGTGCCGCCGATCTCCGGCTTCCAGTAGCTCTCCTGGGTGTACCAGCCCTGAATGCGGGAAAGCTCGAAGCCCCGGCCATCGCGCAGGTAGCCATCGGCCACCGGCGTGGTGGAGCTGGGCTTCTCGTTGGCTTTCGGGCTGTAGCGCTCGCTCCAGGAACGGAACAGGTCGGGGAACAGCTCCTTCACGTGGAGCTGCGCGCCACAGTTGTTTTCCCGCCCGCATTTCAGCATCCACGGTGCTTCGGCGTTGATGTACGCCTCGCGCTTACCGCACTCCGGGCAGCGCACCCGTTGCAGGTAGGGGCCGCGCTCAATCGCCTCAAAATCGCTGATTAAGCGCGCAACAATGTCCTGGCGCAGCGATGGATTCACGCTCGCCTCCTTATTCAACAAATGGATGGGGCTGGGCTTGGGCTTAGCTCACGGCCCCAACAGGGCCGTGGGTGCCCCCTTTCGGCCGGGCATAACGCACCGGCAGGAAGGGGCGCGGTGGCCGTGGGGGCCTTGGGTGATGGGCTGCTCTCTGCATCGTCTTAACCCTCATAGTGTTCGTCGTTGGCGGCTGGGCGGGTGATGTCCAATTGCATCTGCTGGATCAGGCGAGGCGCGAACGGAAGATCCACCCGGGCGTTGGGGATATCGCTCGGGGTTAGGGTGTGCAGCACCTGAAATCCCGCCTTGCCTCGAAAGCCGCACTCCACGTTGCGGCACTCCACTACCCCTTCGCGGTACACCGGCGTTAGCCCCTGGCTGTTGCGAACCCGCATGTTGTGGCCGCAGTGGGGGCAGGGCATACGGTGCTTGGAAGCGGTCGACATCAGTGGTTTCTCCCTACCGGATAAAGGGCGCGGCCGCGGCCGGTGAGCCCTTGGGTGCCCTTGCGTAAGCGCCGTCGCAGTAGCCATTCGGCGGCGTCGTCCAGGCTGGTTAAATCCTGCTGTTCACATACCTGCTGCAGCGCGGCCTCTAGCTGGTCGTTCAGCGGAAGACGTAATTCGCCGCGTGCCGGTTGGTCAGCCATACCTCAATGCTCCTTGAGGGCCTCAAAAAGCCCTGCCTTTACGACGCCTGCTGGGGCACAGTGCTAAGTGAGAGATCCGCAACGCCCAGCGTCTCTAGGGCTTCTTTCAACACCAGTTGGCGCAGCAGCGATGCCCGTTCGATGCCGGTGTAATCCACCAGTGCATCAATCAGTTGGGCCTCGTACTGATCCAAATTGAGAGCGGCGTAGCGGGTGCGCACACGTTTGGGGTCCTGGTACATGGCAAACATCCTTATGCAGGCAGGGTCATTCGGCATTCAGCGTGTCTTGGTCGTACTCGGCGATGCCGCGCAGCATGAGCATCCGCGCCGTGGCCGAGAGGGTGCGCATTTCCAGCTCGGCGATGCGCTTGAGTTCCTCCCGTTCGTCTTCGGTCACGTGGGCCATGATTGGGCAGTTGCAGCCCTTGGGGGCATAAATTGGCTTTGGGGCAATAGCGTTGGGCGTGGTCATGGGTTAGGCTTCCCGAACGATGTGTTAGAGAGTGAAAGACTTAATCCGCAGCTCATTAGCGCTCGTACAAGCGCACCAGCTTGCGCTGCAGGAAGTGCTCATCCATGTGGGTGCGCAGTTCGCACAGGGCGTCTTCCACCTGCTCGAACGGCGCGTTTTGGGCCAGCATCGTGGCAGCGAGTTGGCCCACGGCTTCGGCGGTGGTGCGCTCTTCCAGCGCTTCGAGATCGGCCAGCGGGTTGGGTTTATCCGTGCCCTGACGCAGCGCCGTTTCAATGGTGCGGCGGGTACGTGGCGAACAACGGTCCAGCTCTACCTCTACCCCGCGAAACAGGGTGGTTGTGGAAGGCGGTACAAAGATCGTGGCAATAACGGTGACCATGGCAGTGGCTCCTTTTGCATGTGTATCGAAGTGAAAGACATGAATAGAATGGTTCATAAAAATGAACCTGTCAATAAGGGTGGTTCATAAAAATGAGCATTGGCGAGCGCCTTAGAGAAGAACGTGAGCGGATTGGGTTGAGTCAAACGGCCCTTGCGCAGATTGGGGGTGTAGGAAAAACCACCCAGATCAAATATGAAAAAGGTGCTAGCAGCCCTGATTCTTCCTACCTTTCCGCCGTTTCTGATGAGGGCGTGGATGTCTTTTACGTGCTCAAAGGCCAGCGTTCAGGAGCTACCACTGCTCAACCTCTTGGGGTTGCGTTAAGTGAACCATCGGCAGAGCTTTCACCCATCAAGATGTACGACATCGAAGCCGCCGCTGGGGCAGGGCGCAGCTTTGAAGGCGAGCCAGTCAAAACCATCCTGCACTTTCCCAGCAGCGAGCTGGCCGAGCAGGGGCTAGACCCTGCCCAGGTGGTGGGCATCAAAGTGCGTGGCGATTCGATGGACGGCACCCTGGCCGATGGCGACTGGGTGCTGGTGGATCGGAGCAACCGCGATCCGAAGCAGGAAGGGGTGTTTTTGCTGCTGGTGAGTGGTGAACGGCGGATTAAACGGGTGCAACGGTTAGCGGGCGGAGCGCTGTATCTG